TCACACGCAGACAGAGTGGTCTCCTACAGGGATGGCCTGAGTTCTGTGAGTGGGTAACATCAACAAACAACAGAATCTATGTTGGATGGTTTGGTGTACTCATGATCCCATGTTTGCTCGCAGCAGCAGCATGTTTCATCGTTGCATTCATTGCAGCACCTCCTGTCGATATCGACGGAATCAGAGAACCAGTAGCAGGTTCCTTCATGTATGGTAACAACATCATCTCTGGTGCAGTTGTACCTTCATCAAATGCTATAGGTCTACACTTCTACCCTATATGGGAAGCAGCAACCGTCGATGAATGGTTGTACAATGGTGGTCCTTATCAATTAGTTATTTTCCACTTCCTTATTGGAATCTCTGCCTACATGGGTAGACAGTGGGAGCTATCATATAGATTAGGAATGAGACCATGGATCTGTGTTGCTTATTCAGCACCAGTGTCAGCAGCATTCGCTGTATT